TCACTTGGCACCCCCACCGACCCGAAAGGCCACAGCGCCAGCACGCAACCTTTTGCGTTGGGCCGGTGAGAGTGCTTGAAAGGATTTGCGTTGTTCGCGTACCAGATCGGCACGGAAGAAGTCACCTTGTGACTGTTTGAACTGCCGGATTGCCTCCGGGGTTTGCTTGGACATTTGCTGGCGCTCCTGTTGGGGTGTTTCCATCGGGAAACACAGTGAGCGAATTTTTGTCCCCAGCTGGGAACATTGTCAACGCATCAACGCAAGCGGAGAATTCGCGCCATGAGAATCGCCGACATCCTAGATGCTGCAAAAGCGAAACGCTCGCTTGACAGCGACAACCGTTTAGCGTTGGAACTCGTTGTATCGCGGGGCATGGTGTCCGCATGGCGCAGCGGCGAAAAAGCGCCAGATGCGCAGAACGCAATGAAGCTGGCCGACATGGCCGAGCTTGACCGGTTAGAGGTGCTCGCGACGTGTGAGCTTCATAGGGAAAAAGACCCTAAACGCCGTGCTTATTGGGCCATGTTCAAACCCGGTTTGCGTAGGGTGGCGGCGCTGGTAACTGCGCCAGTCGTCGCCTTAATTCTGAGCAGTTTGCACAGCGAGCAGTCGCTCGCTTTGAGTGAGTCGTCAGGCTCGACAAACTATAAATTCCCGCTCAATCGCATAGCTTTTTGGCATAAGTTCATGCTGTTAAGACTGTGGCTTTTTTGCAACGGCTTGGTCTCTATCAGGGGCTTTGCCCCCGATACCCCCACCGAGCGTTAACGTTCCGTTGTCTTGATTCTCCCTCATTGCGAGGAGCTATTACGGTCGTTGGCTGGGCGGGTTGTTTTTTAGGTGGAAGGTCGCAGCGGTTGCTCTGGCCAACCAGGTGAGCGCGGAACCCACCGGCCAGCGCCAGCTCGCTCCTGGTGGCCTGGAGAACACCGGAGCCGGGTACGGCCAGGTCCCGCGCCATTGGCCGCGCGTGATCTCCAGGACAGCGCAGCGATACTCCAACCGCAGGATGCGCCAAGGGCTATACATGCGGCCTCATTGGTACTGCGGCGGAACCGCCCATTCCGAAGATCGCCACCTGGTCACAGGCGCGCCAGGCGGGATTGAGATCGACACGGACTCACTAGGTGCCGAGACCGTAAGCGGCTCGCTGGCAGAGGTGCGAGCTGGAGGCGCCGACTTCGCCGGGCGCGTGTCCTTCGCTGGCGCTCCGTCCCACGCGCCCGGCTTCGATGCCGTCTCACGCCAGTATGCGAAAACGCGCCCCGCTACGAACTCCGAACAGAACTTCGGGTCAACTTGCAGAACCGTAGCGTCCTCAGTGTAGCAAACGCATGCTTCGCCACCGGAACGCACGACGCAACCGGCAGGCGTGGGCGCGCGCTTGGGTTCGACGAGCTTGGCGAAGCGTTCGTCCGTCCAGGGGAGCAACCCCGCAGCGTTGGAACCAGCGCCAGAAGCGCTAAACGCGGCCTTAGAGCGCTGAGAAATGCCCGCAGGGTCTGCCACATCAACCGCAGGCGTTTTCGTGGCTGCAACAGGCTGTCCCGGCTTGGAAAACGTGCTCGCCTTGGCGATGTCTTCGCCCTGCTTCGTCGGATTGCGCCACCGATCGAGAACGCCGCTAAGGTTGTGCCAGCCAAACCACAACAGGCCCACCAGCAAGGGCAACGACCAAAAGATCAAGGGCACAGTGGGCTTATGCGTGTGTAGTTCGCTGCTCTTGTACAGCTTGTACCCATCCTTCGGAAACCTAAAGTTCGACTTCAGCGCGTCACGCCGGGCGCTACGCGTGCGCCAGTCGGCCATGTACTCGTCCCAGCGGTAGAGCGTCGCGCGGTGCCAACCAAGGGCGCGAAACAGCGCGAGATGTCGACCGACCAACTCGCAGACGTAACTGTCTATCAGCTTCGGGCTTTGCGTGATAAGCACGAAATCAATGCCTTGGTGCCGATGCGTTGTCATGGCAGCGATGTCATCCGGCACCTTCGCACCCGCTGGACGCTTCGGCCAAACGTGCTGCGCTTCATCGACGACAACAATCGCACCCGCAGGCAACTTCTGCCACTCGCGCGGGTTGTCGATCTTCAGCCACGGTAGGGCAAGCTCCGGGATATTGAAGTAGTACACCGGTCGGGGCACTTCGGTCTTAGTGCCGTCTCCGTTGTCGACCTCTTGGTGAAACTCTTTCACCAGTTTCGTTACCAGGTACAAGGTCTTGCCATTACCTGGCGGTGCAGTGAGCAGCGTGATCACGGCTACACCTTCTTAATGGCAATCGCCGTGGAATCCCACGCCACACGGATTGTGAAGGCGGAAGCAATGAGCGCGAGTCCGGCGTGCACGCCCGCCATGCGAGCCAGGGCAGCGGCATCGCCGACGAGACGCCCCGTCCAGCCCTCAACGAAGCCCAGGGCAACCGTGAGGATGTAAGCGAACGCTGCACCCGTCACGAGCCCCAAACCAAGAGACGTGAGGATTCGAGCAACCATCACAGGCAGAAACTGACCGAGAAGACCAAACAACCCGAGTATCAAAACGTGCATTTGACTATCTCCTAAAGATGATGAACAACGACAGCACAGAAGCGCAGAGCATGACGGCGGCTTGTAGCTGCGTGGCGAACCAGCAGGCATGCGAAAACGGGATGGCAATCGTGCCGAACATTGGAAGATCGACCGATTTATCTGGCGGACACGTGCCGGGGTCCCATCCATAAGCGCCTGTCGGAGTCGGCAGCAATTCCTGCTTAGGTGGGTCAAGGCCGGGGCCTGTCAACGCGGCCTGAGCAGCGGCAGCGGCAGCAGTCTCTTCCTGTCCGGGCACAAACCAATCGCAGACCGTCTTAATACCAGGTATCGAGCACAGCCCGGACAACCAGCCAGGTGCAGCGCCGTTGTCGGTGCCGGTCCCTGTGCCTGTCCCGGTGCCGGTGCCGGTGCCGGTGCCAGTGCCCGTACCCGTGCCGGTGCCCGTGCCTGTGCCTGTGCCTGTGCCTGTGCCGGGGCCGCTCGCGGGGTCAAACCAACACGGATTACCTTGCACGCAAGGGCCAGCTTGCGCTCCCTGATTCGGGTTGCTGCCAGCAGACACATCGCGTCGGCAGACTTGCGCGCCGTTGACAACCACGTATGAAAAGCCTTCGGGGCAGGCGTCCGTGGGGACATACGCCTCGAGCTTAGGCGGGTCAACAGCAGGAGCGCAGTACTCAAGCCCAGAGTAGTACGCAATACCGCGCCAGGAATGACGCACGCCCTTGAGTGCACCGAAATAAGGGCCAAAGGTCTGGCTCTGAACCTTGCAACCATCTTGCTGAAGGGACAACCCCGCGACGGTTATCTGTGAGCCGTAGCAGAACGTCGCTGGTGGCTCGCTCATTTGATCGACGACCGTCCCGCGATCCCAATAGCCCGCATGGACGCGCTGCCCAGCATTGGTCAGACACTTGCAGGGTATGTCGCTGGTGAAACCATAGCCGGGCCGACATCGCCGCACGACAGATGCGTTCGTAGTGAGGCGGAGTCGTCGGCCATCTTGCGTGGTGAACCAATACGCAACAGAGAGATAGCGCTTTTGGTACGGGTGATTGATGCAGCCCGCTCCTGGCATTCCGTTAGGGATGCAGTCGGCGAAGTTCTCGACGTAGCCGCCATCGACGCAGCCACCGTCGAGTTCGCCGAGAAACGATTGCGCAGCCTCGGCGCACGCTTCCGCTTCCTTGTTATCGCCGTCTACATGGATGTAGAACGTCTCCGAGTTGGGGACGCGCTCGTCTACGCGAGAAACGACGACCTCGTAATAATCAGGCTTCGGGAGTTCTTGCTGTTGCGCGTCAGCGAGTTGCGGCGCGCAAAACCAGCCAAGCAGCAGGCAGCACAGCGAGAAGAACGAAGTACCCGATGTATTGAATAAGCATTTCACATTGACCCCTGAAAGATAAAAAGGGGTGCAGACGCACCCCTGGAGATCGGCCCCGCGTAGCGCTTAGCCTTTGCGGAAAACCTTGATGACGATGCCCAACACAACGAGCGCGGCAACAATGCCGAGGATGATGGTGCCCACACCACCGACAGCCGAGGTGGCGTCGGTCTTCATCTGGTTCGCAGCGGCGGTGAAGTCCAAGCTGCTACCGGAACCACTTTGCGCAAAAGCCAACGGGGCCGCGAGCGCGGCACCGATAGCGGCTGCGCGAGCGGCCCGGGCGTGTTTGGTCATGGCAGAGGTGAAGCGTTTCATAGTTAATCCCTTTCTGATGGATAAATTGAGCGCATTGATTGCACAGCGAACGCGACGACGGCCCCCACGGCCCACACCGCGAACACTGCACCTGCGAGCAGCGCACCTTGCTCGAAGCTGATAGCCGGCACAAGTACTGCCGGAATTTGGAGATCGACCGCGCCGACAGCAGCAGCCGCGCACGTTGTGGCGTCGTCGGCCACGGCGATCACGTTGGCGACTTGCTCAGTGACCGGAACGGCGCAGTAATGCATCGTTACGCCTTGGGAGATGTCTTGGTAGGCGTGATGCTGCGCACGGCGAACGCAAGCCCGCCCTCGCGAGCCTTGTACGGCTGCACGTCAAGCACGTGCGGGCCACGTTCGAGCGTGAGAGGCGCCGACTCAGGGAGGCGCACCTCGACAACGGCCTCGCCGATGTTGCCGTCCTTGTCGATTGTCTGGATAAGACAATCGGCGGTGTGAATGAACCAGTTTTTTCCGTCCTTGGTGCCCCGGCGAGCCTGATGCGTGATGAGATTGCATTGGAGTTGCATGATGATTCCTTAAGTTGCGCCTAGCAGTTGATCGGCACCGAGCAGGCGCGAGGGAAGCTCGGCACGTTTGATGCGGTCGAACACCGCGAAAAGATCACCCCCGTGATGCATGGCCAGTGCGTGCAACACGCGGCCTGTTTGTCGTTGTGCCCACTCCGCTAGCTGATCGAGGGTGCGGTGAATGATGCGGCGGGCCGTGCGCACTACTGCGCGCAGTTCTGATAGCCAGGACAACGCAGGATAGGCACCCGCGAGATATTGCGTCGGGTTCGTTAGAACCTCGAAAGGAATGACGCGGTCTTTCGCGCGAAGCTCGAGCTCTACACGCACCCAGTCAGGATGTACCGAGTCTTCAAGCTGGCGGCCCTTGTCATACACGCGGCACATCTTGCCGTTTTCACGTTTGCCCACGTAGAGAGTTCGAGCACTCGCAGAATCAAGACTGCCCGACTCGATGAGCTTGAAAGAGGGAGCGTTGCCGCCAGACGTAAAGCCACCGGCGCGATAGTCTTCGAGAGCACGCGAAACAGGGTATGTCGTACCGTCCAAGTCATCGTAAGCCAGATCAACACGAGATAGACGCGCGTCAGTCTCTTGGAGCCATTGCGCGAATCCCGCCCAGTCTGTGACAAGGGCGCAAGCGTGACCCAT